GGCAAACCCAAATGTCTACCACAAAAGAAAGCACAAGCTCTAGGCAAGAAAGGTCGTTCAAGCAGTGCGGCCAAAAAGCGTAGAGAAGATCCAAATCCAGAGCGTAAAGGCAAAGCCAAAAACGTTGCTACCAAGACACGTGGCATGAAAGAACAAAGCCCACCTGATTACAGCACTGGTAAATCAGCTGAAAAGAAAGTAATAAGCCCGAGAACAGTTGGTAAAGTAATACTAGACCCGGAAGGTACTGCACGAGAAGCTGGCGGTAGGGTATTACAAAAAGGTATGAACGCCGTTAAATGTGCTATTACCAAAGATCCAACCTACTGCAATTTAGCCAAATAATAAATCAAGGAAAAGCAACATGGCAAAAATCAAACAACTAGCGGTTGAATTATGGACAACTAGCTCAAAATATAAAAAAACTAGCCAAGGTAATAGTCGCAGAGCATCATTATGCATGATGAACAAACATAAACGCAAAAGTTTCAAAGCATATCGAGGTCAAGGTAGATAATACCTAAATAACTTGCTTTCTTAGTTTCAATACTGTATAATACTATACTTTACTAACAGGAGATCAATAATGGCATCAAGAATGTTCAGTTCAGAGCAAAAAGCAAAACTCACACAGGTTGTTAACGAAGGTATTGCAGTAATGCAAGAAGTTGAAGACCTCAACGCAGGCCTAAGCGACACTATCAAAGCAGTTGCAGAGGAAATGGAAATCAAACCCAGTATTCTCAAGAAGGCTGTGCGTATTGCATACAAGTCCAAACTCACAGATGAAAACGCTGATCACGAAGATCTGAATACTATCCTTGAAACTGTTGGCCGTACTCTTTAATTGGAAAACATAAAGAAGTTTTGGGTCAACAGTTACACTAGTGACCGCACGGCATTTTATCTTGAGCTGATCAGTTTCGTTACAACTGTTGGTTCTAGTGCGTTGTTAGCCGCAACAGCAGACGCACCCAACATGTTGATAGTGTATCCTGGGTTCTTTGTTGGATGTATTTCGGGTGCAATTGCATACTTACGCAGAAGTTTACCTTTTCCGTTTTTGTTGACCAGCTGGTTTGCATGTGTTAACATATTCGGATATGGTGTAGCATCAGGATGGTGGTAATATGTCTTGGCGTTGCGGCTTAATGGAAAACGGTGTAGCATTTCATCCAGACGGAACTATTGCGCCATGTGGCCTTGTAACAACCGATTACAGAAAACCTATATCTGAATTATTTAACGATCCGTTTGCAGATTTAAGGACAGGCAAACCCGAACCTGCTTGCCAGGCCTGCATTGATGCTGAGAAAAACAACTTAGAAAGTATGAGGGAAAATTTTAAACCGTACGACGACAGGTCATACAGATATCTTGATGTGCGTAATACAAATCTCTGTAACATGAAATGTAGAATGTGCGGTCCAGAATACAGTAGTCTTTTCAATAAAGAATTAGGCAACAAAGACTTTATAATTAAGCAAGACATTGAGCAGTATTTAGAAAAAATTGTCAACAATAAACTAGAGTACATATACTACACCGGCGGAGAACCGTTGCTCAACCCTGATCACTGGTTACTGTTAGAACTATTAATAGAAAAAGGCTACAGCAAAAACATTGTTATATCCTATAATTCCAATGGAACAGTAACAAAATTTAAAGATAAAAACATCATTGATATATGGAAACAGTTTAAACATGTAAAACTAATGCTTAGTATTGATGCGGTCGGAGAAGAATTCAATATACTCCGACACGGCGGCAAATGGGATAAGGTTAAGCAAAACCTAGAAATTATGAAACATTGGCCTATAGAAACAACCATTGCAGTGACAGTAAGTTTACTCAACATTTGGACGTTAAAAAATCTAATGCAAGAACTTCAAGATTTTAACATAAAATTAAACAATCTTTATTACCCACCGCATCTGTCACTAAACGCTATAGATGAAAGATACAAGCAACAAGCAGTCAACTGTTTAACCGAATTAAAAGATTATCACCATGACCATAATCTAATAAATTATTTAATTCAATATACAAATAATAACTATAATTGTGCTTTGTTTAAAAACACAATTCTGCACGTACTAATGTTGGACAAAAAAAGAAATGAAAACTTATTCGATAGACTTCCCTTCACTGATTATAGTATAATGAACATATGAGTTACGTAGACGCATTATTTGATAGAAAAGCAGATCGCATACATGTTGTAGAGCGTGTTAATGGTGAGCGGGTGTACAAAGAGTACCCTGCTAACTATGTGTTCTACTATGACGATCCTAAGGGCAAGTTCCGTACAGTATATGGTAGCCCTGTGAACAGATTCAGTACCCGTAACGGCAAAGAGTTCCAAAAAGAAATGCGTATCAACAGTGGACGTAGACTATGGGAATCAGACATAAATCCTGTATTCCGCTGTTTAGAAGAAAACTACTTGGGTCAACAATCACCCAAACTACAAACATGTTTTTTCGATATTGAGGTCGACTTTGACCCCGAACGTGGATTCAGTCCACCTAGTGATCCGTTCAATGCAGTAACTGCAATTACTGTGTACAACGACTGGATGGACAAGTTAATCACACTGGCTATTCCTCCCAAAGGACTTAGCTGGGAAAGTGCAGAAGAACTGTGCAAAGACTTTGAAAACTGTTTCTTGTTTGAACGTGAAGAGGAACTGTTGGGCACGTTCTTAGACTTGATCGAAGACGCTGACATACTGTCGGGTTGGAACAGTGAAGGTTTTGATATTCCCTACTTGGTTATGCGCATAAAGCGTGTACTCAGCAACGATGACAATAGACGTTGGTGTCTTTGGGGGCAACTACCCAAGCAACGCACATTTGAACGTTTTGGTGCAGAGAATTTAACATTTGATCTAATAGGCAGAGTGCATATGGACTATATGCAACTGTATCGCAAATACACATACGAAGAACGACACAGTTATTCACTGGATGCAATTGGTGAACATGAACTTGGTGAACGTAAAACACAGTACGAAGGCACACTTGACCAGTTATACAACAAAGACTTCAAGACCTTTATTGAGTACAATCGACAAGATACCGCACTGCTAGGCAAGATGGATAAGAAATTACGTTTCTTGGATCTTGCAAACGAACTAGCGCATGATAATACAGTACTGCTACAAACAACAATGGGTGCAGTGGCAGTTACAGAACAGGCTATTATTAATGAAGCACATCAGCGTGGTATGGTTGTACCTAATAGGAAAGGAAAAGAAGAACATGGTGAAACGCAAGCGGCAGGTGCCTATGTTGCTCATCCCAAAAAAGGGATGCACGACTGGATCGGAGCAATCGACATCAACTCACTCTATCCCAGTGCTATTAGGGCCCTTAACATGGCGCAAGAAAGCATCATCGGACAACTCCGTCCGATAATGACAGACAGATACATCAAGGAAAAACAGGATGCTGGAAAAAGTTTTGCTGATAGTTGGGAAAACATGTTTGGTAGCCTTGAGTATCAAGCAGTAATGAACGGAGAAGTAGGAACTGAGATCACTGTTGATTGGGAAGCAGATGGCAGTAGTGACATAATGAGTGCCGCTGACATTTGGCGATTGATCTTTGACAGCAACAAACCTTGGATGCTAAGTGCTAACGGTACCATATTCAGTTATGAACAAAAAGCAATTGTGCCAGGACTGTTAGAACGTTGGTATGCAGAACGTAAAGAACTGCAAGCAAAGAAACGTGAAGCAGAAACTCCAGAGGATATTGCATTCTGGGACAAGCGACAGTTGGTCAAGAAGATTAACTTGAACAGTTTGTATGGTGCTATTCTTAATCCAGGTTGTAGGTTCTTTGACAAACGAATTGGACAATCAACCACACTGTCAGGTCGTATCATTGCCAAGCACATGGATGCGTTTGTTAATGAAGCCATCACAGGTGTATATGATCACACTGGTGATGCTGTTGTGTATGGTGATACTGATAGTTGTTACTTTACTGCATGGCCTGCTATCAAAGATGATGTTGAAAGCGGCAAAATGGAATGGAACAAAGACATTGCTACACAAGTGTATGACAACATTTCAGATCAGTTGAACGAAAGTTTCCCACTGTTTATGGAAAAAGCATGCCACTGCCCACGTGAAAATGGTGCATTAATCAAAGGCGGTAGAGAAATTACTGCAACCAAAGGCTTGTATATCAAGAAGAAGCGTTATGCCGCATTGATATACGATATGGAAGGTACTAGACTTGATCAAGGCGGAAAGCCAGGCAAAGTAAAAGCCATGGGCCTAGACTTGAAACGCAGTGATACTCCGCCTGTCGTACAGGACTTCCTAAGTGACATATTACTTGGTGTGCTAACAGGATCAACCAAAGAACAGATATATGATAAAGTTCGTGACTTTAAGATTGCATTCCAACAGCGTCCAGCATGGGAAAAAGGTACTCCCAAGCGTGTAAACAATCTAACCAAGTATACTGAAGCAGAAAAGCGGCAGGGCAAAGCAAA